TAGTTGTATCTAATCCTTCTAAGTCTTCTAGCTTTTCGTTTGTTGTAATTTTCTTTCTAGTGAACTTAGAAGCTGGAACTCTATATGCAAGCTCGGATTTTGGCCTATCCATACCGTCTTGAATAGGGCTAAAAAAGAAAGGATAATTAATCGATATAGGTACAACTTTGTCTGTAAACATTTTTTTTGCATCACTACCTGTTTTAGATAATATACCAAACCTTGCATCTGACGAAATCGTAGCTTGATTGACAGTCTCAGCAGAGGACATAAAAGAAAATCCAGATCTTCTGTTTTTAAGATAACACATACCGTAACATCTCTTATCTGCTTTACACGCTTCCCAAAATATATAGAACAACCTATTGGCTTCTCTAAAGTCTGGAGCACCAACATCAATCTTGCTCCATTGTAAATACATGTAATGAGTACCCGTGATGTATGTTGGCGTACCTTTGTTGTTAAACCAAAAACCATTGTCTCTTCTTTTAAACTCTTCATCTATATAATCAAACCATTCAGTTTTCTTTTCTTCAGGGTAACTACGCCAGTCAAATATATTTTTAAGTCTACTTAATTCTTTTGGATATTCAAACTGTTTCCACTTTTTTTCTTTGTTGCTATACACACTGCGCTCTTTTGGTAATGCTATCTGAAAGTTTTGTATCTCATATATCTCACCTATCTCACCAGTCTTAGATATAACTACAATATCGTGTTCTTTGTTGTAACCGTACTTCCACTTCTTGCCTTTATTAAGTCTGCTTATAGTGGTTTTTTTTATAGGTTCTACTATTTGTAGTAAGTTCTGCTCGTACATTATTTAGATCTACCCTCTGCAAAACCTTTAAACACTTTAACTTCGGTTTTAGTTTCTTTACCTTCTAGTATGTTTTCTTCCTCTTGTATTCTATTCAATATTTCAAACGCATCAAATATAGCTAGCTTTTTAGTTGCTGCAGCATTTTTTAATCTGTCAGCTGATATATCATCGTCAGAATCTACAATAGCTTCTTTAGCAACTTTAATAAGTTCTTCAACTGCTTTATGCCCAGCTTGGATTATATTCTTCTTCGTCTCCTTGATATTCATATTTGATTGTAATAAAATTTGATAATACTCTATATAGTTTCTGACCATCAATAATAAACTCATATTCTGAGCTTGGCCTAAAACCTATTAAATCACCTTTGTTAACTGTACCGTCAGTATATTTAACAATACCGATTAAAGGCTTTTCTTTATCTACACTTAGCTTGTCCGTAGATTTTACTGGTGCTACAAAACAATATCCTTTTTGCGCTTGCCATTCAGTATCTTTGTATAAGAATATTTGATCTGGTTGTACTAAGTAAGTTTTTTCATTAATATAACCTCTACTATTCTTTTCTATACCGTGCTGATTGTGCCATCTTCTAAACACGTTGTGATGTACTATAACCTTATCACCAATTTTTATATCTGTATCACCAAATGTAGGTATTGATTTAACTACAGCTTCTCTACTAATATATTGATGATTAAATATTTCAGTGTTAAGTATTAACTCTTTACCGTTTATATCTTTTGTATTGTTGTATCTTGATTTTACTGGTGTTACAACAAAGTTGTAAACAGACTTCATTAGTATTGTAAGTTATACTCTACTGATACAGCCATATTTTTGTTAAAGTCTTTCCAAGGCAAAACATCTTTACCTTTTCTAATATAAACACTAAACTTGTTTTCTTCTTCTAGTATATCACAGATAGTATGACCACCATACACTTCTTGCCCTACGGCATAGTGCATGGCGTCATTCTTATAATCTTTTCCTATACTAATCTTTCTTATCAGCTTTGACATCTTCTTTGTATGTTATTACACCATCTGTAATATTAATATCTACTTCACCGTAAGCTTCTTGAAAAGATGTTTGCATAGTGTTTAATTGTTGTTGTAAACTTATAACTTGATGGGCTAAACCGTGTTTTCTAGTTTCTAAGTTACCTATTTCCATTTGAATTCTATTTAAAGCGTTAACAAGGTTTTGTAAACCTGTTAGTTCTTCTTCTGATATGTTTTGTGGTTTAAGGTCCACAACCTTTTTTTTGTTTTTTGCCATTTTATTTAATTTAATTTAATTTATAATTCGTGAATTTCTTGTAAGTAGCTGTTCACGTCAGCTATTTCTGTTGTTGTTAATGATCTATTCCAAAATGCTAGTTCTAATATTTTACCATCAAAAAATTGTGAACTACCAGCTCTAGCCCCAAGAACATTAATGTCAAAACCGTAAGGATTTTCTCCTTTAGCTTCACCACTTGATGTATCTGTATTAGGTGTTAATTGCGTGCCATTTTTAAAAAACGTAAATACATTTTCAGCACCTGCGCTTCTATTTACTAGTATTAACATTTTAGACCCAGCAGCAAACTCGCCACCTACAAATTTAAAATTTGTTGTTGTTTGAGTGTCATCATTTGTAATAATTCTGAAAGTGTTTTGATCTGCAATTTTAATATGATCGTTTGAATCTTTACTTAATATCATATTATCAGAAACTGTTTCTTGATTTACAACTATAGCTAAGCAAAAACCTTGATTTTCAGCTATTGTTATTGTGCTAGCTAAATCATAGTGATCACTATTATCTTTTTCAAAATCTAAACCACCATCAGTTGTTACTGCAGCTTGATTAGCTTCTGTTGTTTGTGATGCGTGGTTATTGTTACCAGACGCGTCGCTCCATTTAGCTGCAGTTATTGCAGTGTTGTTTTTAAGCCATAGCAATAAGTTAACAGCTGTACCACCAGTTGCTTCTTTTAGATTTGTAACATCTGAGTAACTACCATGAGTAATACCAGCTCCAATACCTAGCATTACTCTCCGTAATAAACTACAACTGTACCTGAAGCTAAAGTGCAAGCTGTCCATCTACCGTATAACGTAGTACCTTTGCCAAACTCATCTGTTGCTGCGATAGCTTCACTATTAGCACCATTACCAGCTACTTGAGATGCAGTGCCTATAAAAGCAGCATCGTTACCTTGAGCTGTGTCAGCTGTTAAGGTTGTAAACTTAGCTGCAGCCACAACTTGAATAGCAACTATAAATTTACCTGTTGGAGGTGTTAATGGTCCTGTGTCATCTAAATAACCACTACCTAATTGTCCAAAGCCGTAAGAGACTTCTGTTGAATTTATTCCCATTATTTTTTTCTTTTTTCAAATGATCTACCGCCAAAATAAGCGCCGATCACTGTTATTAATACTAATTGTAAAAGATCTACATAAGAGTCTTTTACGTTAAAGTTAAGTTTACCAGCATCTATAAATATAATTAGCATTGTACATACTACTAAAAATATTAACACTAGTGGTCGAACGTTTTTACTTAGCCATGAATCACTATTCATATCTGATTTCCAACGAGATGTAACGTTCTTTTCCATCTCTATTTCATAGTTAGCTATTAATTCTTTTATTTTATTTTCTGCAGCAAGTTTTTCTTCACCTGATGTATGTAGGTTATCTATAACCCCACCAACACCTTTGATAAGATCTGCAGCACCACCTGAAAACAATTTACCTAACATTTGCAGTTCTTTTTAAATCTACCACACTTTTTACATTTCTTCATAGTTTATATTTTAATATCCACCACTAGCACCGCTACTACTAGAATTGCTTGTTGGTCCAGCACCACTTCTTATAGCGCTTGTTATTTCGTCATGCGTTGCACCTGCCATATAAGTAACTTCTCCAGCTATTACATGAGTATGATAACTAGTTATACCGTATTGACTACCCCAAGCTAAAGCTTCTTGTATAGTTGTATATGCCGGTATACCATCTATGTTTTGTACTATTGGCATTATTTTTTAGCAAATTTTTCTATACCACTAATACCAAAGCAGCCAAGCACTACAAGTACAAACGAATCATATACAAACTCATTAATCATCAAGTCTCTACCTAACCAGCCAGTTATAAGATCTACTATCATAATCACACACATTATTGCAAATGCAATAAAACCTACAACAGATTTCTCGTTCCAATCATTGTTATCTTTAAATATCTCCATTTTTTTCATTGTTTGCGTCATTTTCCCAAGGAAAGTCATCACCAGCCTCTTTCCACTTACCATCAACTTTAATCATATCTTTACCGTTTCTAAGCTCTCTTGGATATGTAACTCCATTATACTTTACAAAATCATCACCATAAGCAAGTTTACCAGTCTTAAGATCTGTAGCATGCCTCATTTCGTGTAGCAACACTTTGTTCTCCATAGCACTACCTGGTTGTATTTTGTCACTTATAAATATACTACCGTCCATATTAGCTTCACCAAGTATACCTTCTGCTAGTGGTTTCCTTATAACAGGTGTTCCAGGTACAGACGCATTGCTACCACCCTCAACACCAAACCTAAGTTTAGTACGTAAGTCACCACCTGTCATTTCATTTTGCCTTGCCGTGCCTAGTTTAAAACCCATTATTTTTTAACGCAGTTGTTTACCATTTTTCTTTTTCCACTCTTAGTTTTTTTACCACTAGGTGATTTCTTTTTTCCTACAGCTTTGTATCCTTTCCAGCATTTTGGTGCTTTTTTAGTTAAAGGAGAGTTCATTTTAAATGGCATGTTATTTTTGTTTTAAGTGTTTATATAATTCAAGGCCAATAGCTTCGCCAAACTTAGAGTCTGATTTATAATGTGCTCTAGCAATATTTCTACTATAAGATATATCTTTACCAGCTTTTATAAACTCATCTGCTGATAGTGGAAACATAGTTGCTAATACATTACCTATTAGTATTCCTTGTACTGAATGTCCTGATGGGTATGAAGGTGTCTTCATTGACGCCATTTCTATATCATTTAATTTAATTCCAATTTTATTAGCTAAAACTTTAGGTCTAGGTCTATTGTAGTGATTTTTTAATTTCATTATAATAGGTGCGCTTTGTTCTATTAAGTCTTCAGCTATAGCTTCTGGATAAAACTCAACACCTTCTCTATCACCTATTTTTTTAAAATAGTTTTTTATATCGTCTTTTTCTTCTACAAACCTTTTATTTAAAGGTATTTTAACTAATTCTTTTATTTCTTGTGAAGTATCAAAAGAATAGTCACTAGGTGGGCTTGTACTCATAAACCTACTTACGTTAAAGTTTTTAAATCCACCTATTAACATTTCCATCTTCTTCTTGCGGCTTTACCTCTTTCGCCTGTCCAACCTTTTGATCTAGCGCAAAATGATTTTCTACGCTTAGCTGCTTTACTACCAGCTTTAACTTTACCAGTAACTGCAGTTTTTAATTTACTACCTGGGTTTTTAGCCCTATATTTTCTAACGCCTGCGGCTGTCATACCAGCACCTTCTTCTTTTGTTCTAAAGTTTCTACCTTTACCTTTAGTTGTTTTTCTTACATCAGGCTTTTTTTTAGCTAATGGACTTCTTCTTCTACCACAACTAGTTACAGCATTAGGATTATTCTCTTGAATATATCCTGTAGATTTTTCAAACATACTGTTTTGTATTGGTGATCCTGGCATTATCTATTTTTATCTTTAATCATATCATCTATAGCTTTATTATAAACTTTATCTGTGTATGACTTGTTATTATAGAACACGCTACGTTCAGATGTAGGCATGTCTTCTTCGCCTAGTAGTATTCTATATATTCTATTTATTAGTTGTTTACATCTATATGATGTTTTATACACACTATACTTTATAGTAGTACGATTTCTATGTCTCCAAGTATCTATCCAACCATCTTGTCTAAGCCTGTCCCACCTGGCTTTGTCCCAAGAAAATGTATATACTCCGTCTATGAAATCTTTTCGTGTGAATCTTCCTTCACAATCTAAATAAAATAATAATTCTAAATCTGCATCTAAAATACCGTAAGTCTTACAAGCCCACTTTCTAGTGAGCCTGTAATACTTAAGGATATTCATTTCACGCAGATCCTGCGCGGTTAATCTCATTCAAGATTACGGAGTTACATCAACTGTAATTGCAGCACAAGCAGAAATTAAGTTATCGCAGTAAACACCAGCAGCATCATCTGCTATAGTAATTACTTCGTTCTTAAAACCTCCGCTAACAGCAGCACCAACAGACTTAGCAACAGCATCAGAATCTCCATTAGCAACTGTTAATACAACAGTAGATAAAAGAGTTCCGCCTGGAGCAGTAAAATACATGTTTACTACGTCGTTACCAGCATCTATTAAATATAGGTTGCTAGCAGGAACACATAAACTATCTTCTGTACCAGTGTTAAAATAAAGCATTGATTGATTCATTGTTTTAATTTTTAAAGTTAATAATTAGGTTAATTTGCGATTTCAAGTTTATGGTTTAAGGTTTGTGGTGTACGTCTAATCTATCAATACCACATCCATTGATTTAATAACGTGGTAAAGAGTTTCTTTGTACTGAACTCCGTGTCCAGCATGTTTATCGTAGTATACAACGTCTTTATCGTTTATACCTTCTACAAGGTTACCAACAGATATTACGTTAGCCTTTATATACCTATTGTCTTCGTCTATATCTTCCGTAAGTATAAGTCCACCAACTGTCTTTGGCCCTTGTTTTATTTTTTGTACTATTATATAGTTATTTACTGCTTGCATCGCCTCTCATGTTTGAAATTATACAATCAGCGGATATAATAGTAGTTACAACACTTACCGCATTTTTAAGTGCTGACTTAGTAACAAGTACT